ATCATGTGCTGCCTAAGGGTTGGACAGTGGACGACCACAACCATCTCCGATACACGGCACCAGCAGCCCGACCAACGCCGTTGAGTTCACTGCATCACACATCCACGACGCACGTTCACGTCCACTTGAACGCCAAAGAGATTCAACGGCAAGTCATTAAGCAAACGAACCAGTACAAGGTTCGTAACGGTGCAACGAGGTTGACCTGATGGCACAGGACTGGCCGATATTAGGCGTAGCGGTCGCGTTCACCGGCGACCCAAACAATGCGAGCGCAACCTACGGCTGGACGGACATCACCAGTCGAGTGTTGGAAATCAAAACCAAGCAAGGCCGCGAGTACGAGTTATCGAACACGGAGGCCGGGGATTGCACGTTCACACTCAACAATGATGACGGCGCATTAGACCCGACAAATACGTCATCGCCGTACTACCCCAATGTGACTCCGTATCGGCGGATTCGTGTGGCGGCACAGTACGGCACTGGAAACATTTTGAACGATCAGAACAGCAACCACCCAGACGCTCCGGTCATCTGGAGTGATTCGTCGTTTGAGGTTGGCATAAGTCACTGGACTGCAAATGGACCGACAGTGCTGCCAGTTCTTGTCCGTTCAACCGCAGACAAGCATGACGGAACCACGTCCATGCTGATGACATGTGGCGCAAACGCTTTGAACGCTTCCGGCGTGGCTAATCTGGCATCGCTTAACGTTCCAACAATTCTCGGCCAGCAGTACACGTTCAGCACTTGGCTGAAGGTCAACGCCTTACCGGCATCTGGCACGGTAGGAATTCTTGTCAACGGAATTGCTTTTGGCCCAACGACGACAACGGTTGGTTCATGGTTGCAACTGTCGATGACATTCACCGCCGTTGACTGGTACAGCACCGTCGGGGTCTATACGGGCGGCGCAGCGACAACAAGTTCCCATTCGTTGTACATCGACAGCGTGGTTGTCAATCCGGGCGCAAGCGCAACGCCATACCGACACATCTGGGTGATCGACGGAGGTGTCAGAACCACCGCCGTTGATGGATGGATCACTCAAACAGCCAACGTGCAAGTGAGTCAGGCGCTAAACGTTGGTCTGAACGACAACAACAGTCTGGCAGTGGTCACCTCTGCAACTGCCACACCAGTTGTCAACGCCTACTTAAGCGGCACGTACGGCTTTCCGGTTACGCCTACCCAAAAAGTTGCATTGCAGGTGCAAGGCTTGGCAACCGTTGCCGGTAGAACCATGCGCTTGTCAGCGTACTTCTACAACTCCGGGGGAACTCTGCTTTCGCTTCCGCAGATTGGAACCGATGCAACCTTGTCCACTACTCAATGGACTCAGATCGCTGGAACGGTTACTGTTCCGGCCACTGCCGCAACGTGCGTTCTCAATGTGACGTTTCCAAGCGGAATGGGTGCCAACGAAACCGCCTACCTGACAAATGGAATGTTTGAAAGCAATGTTGCCTCTGTAGGAGATTACGCTGACACCTACACCGGAACGTTGGTTCAGCCATTGTTCACCGGCTACGTCGAACGCTGGCCGATGAAGTTTCTCAACAGTGGTTTCCAGTCGCGTGTGGAAATTACGGCAGTGGATACGTTAGGCGTTTATGGACTGACACGCATGAAGAACTGTGTGGTCGCTGACTTCCAGCAAGATTACGTGACTAGCGGAACCGCCAACGGATTCAAGGCTTCCTACTGGCCGCTCACCGAAAACTTAACGCTTGCTCAAACCACTGGAACACAGGTTGGTGGACAGCAAGGCTCGTCCAATGCTGTGCTGACGTTGACACAAACCGGAGCGGGTGGCGTTGCCGCCTTGGGGTCCACCACGTACATCACGGCAGCAGACGGCCTGACTGGCTTAACGTTGACACCCACAACAGTGACAACAGATGGCGCATACCTGAAAGCGAACTTGACAGGTACGCAAACGGTCGGCGGCCTCAACCTCGGTGTCACGTTCGAGATGGCGTTCAAAGCCAACGCAAACGCAAGCGGAAACACGTTGATGATTTGCTGGCCGTCCAGCAGGAAACAGAACAGCACCTACTATTTCTCGTCGTCCGTTACGGCATCCGGCTATCTATGGAATATCTGGTACGACGGAATCGGCAGTTCCGGTGCCACGTTTATCGGTAGCACCAACTTGATTGACAATGCGGTCCATCACTTTGCCGTCACATGGGCACCAACCGCAACGGGCTACACGCTTACGTCATACCTAGACGGAGTGGTGCAATACAACGGCGCTTACCCGGACACGCCCTACACCACACCAATCATGGATTCGTACTTGATTGGTGGGCCAGCAGCGGGCGCATCGTTTGGTCGCTTATTCAGCGGAACCATCGGCCATATCGCTATGCACCCAACAGCCCTATCGGCCTCACGCATCGCTTCACATGCGGCAGCAATACGTACCGGATTCACTGGCGACACCACAGGTGCACGCATCAACCGTTTACTAGGTTGGGCCAACTTCAACGGACCCAAAAGCATTGCCACCGGAAACTCAACATTAGGGCCAGCCAGCAGCCTTGAAGGCGCAACACTTCCCGACGCTCTGCAATCTGCCGCTGACACTGAAAGCGGACTGGTGTACGTGGACGGCGGTGGACGTGTCACCTTCACCAGCCGCCAAACACGATTCAGTGCCAACACCAATTTCGTGGCAGGCGAGAAAGACACGTTCGGGGAACTGCCATATGACAGCGACATCGCTTTCGATTACGACCCGCAGAAGGTGTACAACCAAATCCAGTTCTCACGTAACCAAGGCGTATCAACCAACGTGTCGGACGTAACCTCGCAAGCGAAGTATTTCCAACGTGTTTTGAACCGCACCTTGTACATGAACACGGATACGGAAGTTGTGTCGGCGGCCAACTGGTTCTTGAACCGCTACAAAGACCCGCACCTGCGAGTAAGCGTGTTGGAGTTTGATCTGGCGACGCTGAGTAGATGGCAGCAACTTCTGCCGCTTGCGTTGTCTCAAAAATTGCAGGTCAAACGGCGCACAACAGCGGGCAATGTTGTGACGTTGGATGCGTTCCTTGAATTGTTGGAACACCACATAACGCCGGATTCGTGGAAGATCAGCGCGCAAGCCACCCCGGCATCTTTTAGTACCGGATGGATCATGGGTAATTCTGCGATTGGTAATCCTCTAGGACCGGCAAATCCTCTAGCACCGGCAAACATCAACTCGATCATCGGTCAAACAACCACTGTCGCTTATTAGGAGGAAATAATGGCGTGGACACCACCGCCGAGCATGACAGCGGGAACGCTGGTCACCGAAACGTATTGGAACACCAACGTTCAAGCGAACCTGCTCTACCTGTACTCGCAGATCACTGCCCCTCCGTACTGTTCGTTAAAAGGCACAACAGCGCAAACTCTTACCACGGGAACTACTTATTATTCGCTCCTGTTTGACACCGAGATTGACGACGCCAGCAACATGCACGTCAGCGGCAACACAGCAGCCATCGTTGTCCCGTCTGCGGGTGTGTACATGGTCAACGGTGGATGGTCGGCAAGTGTTACAACAGGCAATGTAATCCGAATTGCTTATGCCGTGAATGGAACATCCGCCGATGACACATACGTTCAGATTCCTTCAACTGGTGGTTTTTTTGGGGTAACCCTGAGCCGGTATGTGCGTCTAGCCGCAGGCGACTCTGTAACGCTCCAAGCGTTATCTACTCAGGCTGGCCTTCCTGTGGCCGTCAGTGCCCAAGCGCGCCCGTATTTTCAAGTTCGATGGGTCGGCCTGTAAACCGTTTCACCCCAACACAATCCCCCTGACCGAAAGGGTCTATTCGCCATGTCTGGAATCCTTGACCGCCTCCCCGCCTCCGTCCGCCACTTCCTGTTCAGCGTCGGTGCCATCCTTGCGCTCGCCGGACTCGACTGGCTGCAAGCCAACTACACGACGCTGAACATTCCGCAGCCCATCATCGGCATCATCGCCATGCTGATTCCGGTGGCTGTCGCCTACCTAACTCCCATCACGAATCAGTACGGAGTGGGCGCTGCTGATATTGCCAACGCTGTCAACGGCACGGACACGCAGCAGGGAGCCTGACATGGGCGACGTATCACTCAACGGCTGGCCCGTGTTGGACGATGGTGATCCGCGCCTTGCCACGGGAACCATCCCCGGCACTGACCGCAAAATCACAACGAACAAGGCGTGCCTTCCACTGTTCTTGCATTTCTGCGCCGCATGGAACAAAGAGATGCCAGCACGTTTGAAGTTGACCGATCACCGCAACGAAGTTGATTCGTGGGAGGTGCGACAAGCGCGAGCCGCGTCCGGCTACAGCGACCATGCGTCCGCCACGGCGATCGACCTTGCCTACAGGATTTTGCTGGCAGATAACCAGAGGCACATGACCGATCAAGAGCAGGCAATCCTTAAAAGGATTCTGGCTCGTTACCGTTGCGCCGACGGCCACCAAGTGCTCGCCAACGGGTACGCATGGGGCAAAGTGGACGAAATGCACACCGAACTCAGCATGGCATGGGAAGAACACGCTTTGCGGAATACGACAGCCGCCGATGTTGCCGAAGTGACTAAGCGGTTGAAGATTCGCCCGGACGGCACCGTGTCCATCATTAGCAAGATTCTTGCTCCGGTGGCACCGAAGCCGAAGCCGGTTCCCGTTGTGGCTAAAGGCTCGGTGTGGTGCAGTCAATTCTTGACCGCGCAAGGTTTGACCGGTGCCACTCACAAACTGGTGTGGACGTTGGCCGGTCGTGAATCCGGTTGGGATGCTGCCAGCATTTACCCCGCCGGGAACCATGATTGGACAGCCGAACAACCGCCATACGACTGCGGATTGCTACAGGTCAACTCAACGCACCTACCGGAAATTCGCACCATGTTTGGCCCATCAGCCAACATGCGAGCGATGCTCGATCCGGTCAACAACCTCCGGTTCTCGGCGCACCTGTCCAAGAATTGGACGGACATGACCGCGTGGGGTATTGGTGGCGTGAATGCGGATGGAAGCATCCGCTTCGACTGGTCGCAATATCCGCAGGCGTGGTTGAACAAGATTGTGGCTCCGGGTGTGACACAGCAGCATGAATCCGAGCAGTCGTTCCTTGCCATCTGGAAGCAGTACGTGGCGCCCGGCGTTGTCCCGCCTGCACCTAAGCCAACACCCAAACCAGTGCCGAAGCCCGGCGTCGTGGTGAGTCTTGCGGCGCTCATTAAGCATGATCCGGCAGCGGTGAAGGCTGTACAGGTGGCCTTGAACGGCGTGGTTGGTAGCGGGTTGACGGTTGACGGATTGTGGGGGCCAAAAACTCAACTGGCCTACGACAAGTTCCGCGTCAACATGATGGGCCTATCTGGTAGTGCTGCCGCTGGTTTGCCCGGTGTTCAATCGTTGACGGCGTTGGGTAAGGCTGCCGGATTTACGGTGGTGGCTTGATGCGTCCAGAAAATGTTGCCATCGGGTTCATGTTCGTTGCGCTGGCTGTCACCGGAGCATTTGTGGGGCAGTTGGCCTACCGCATGTTCACTGAGAAAAAGTGATCCGCCATGTTGAACCCGGATCAGTTGGCGCTTGTTGCTGAATGGGCGCAAATCCTTTCAGTGTTAGCGGCAGCAATTTTTGGCGCATACAAGGTGCGCCAAGCGTTGGATCGGCGAGACGCCGAATTGGAAAACCGGATCGAACGAACCGAGGTGGATCGGGAGCGGTTGATAACCGAACTCACCGACGTAAAAGCCCAACTCCGTAAAGAGTTCAGTGGTAACAGTGGCGGCATTCGTGAAGCCATCAACCGGATCGGTGTGACCGTGGAACGTGTTGATGACAAAGCCGACCGCGTTGCCTTGGAGGTTGCGGAATTGCGTGGACGGTTCGATCAACACCTGACAGAGCCGCCCCGCTAACCATGCCCTGCCACGTATGAGGTGGCAGGGATTGGAGGAACGACATGGCTGGACTACGAGAAGCCCTCAGCGTTGACCCCATAAGAACATGCCGCGTCCGGGAAATTCTTGAGCAATTGGACAAGGATGACCGCGCGGCGCTGTTGGAAGCATTGTCTTGCCGCAGCGGCAATCACATTGCAGGCGTGCTGAAACGTGCTGGCTATCCGGTGTCAGACACAACAATCCGCACGCACAAGCGCGGAGATTGTGCCTGCGGTGGGTGAGGTAGCGGAAGCATTCGCCGGTATGGCGCCGCGAATCCTGTGCCTTGATATTGAGACAGCGCCAGCCATTGCTCACGTTTGGGGCTTGTACAACCAGAACGTCGGGCTGAACCAAATCGTGGAGCCGGGTCGCGTCCTGTGTTTTGCGGCGCGTTGGCACAACCAGAAACAGGTCATGTATTGGTCAGAGTTCCATGATGGTCGTGCCGCCATGTTGGATGCCGCTGAACGGTTGCTAACTGACGCCGACATCATCGTCCACTACAACGGGACACGGTTTGATCTACCGCATCTCCGCACCGCGTTGGCATTGGACAATCGGAAACCTGTTCCACCGGTGCGAGAAGTTGACCTGCTGCGAGTGGTGCGGCGCGTGTTCAAGTTCCAATCCAACAAACTGGATTTCGTTGCTCAGCAATTAGGGCTGGGTGGCAAGGTCAAACATGAGGGCCACGACCTGTGGGTGAAATGTTTAGCCGGTGATCCCAAAGCATGGGATCGGATGCGCCGATACAACAAACGCGACGTGGACTTGACGTTCGACTTGTACGACCGGCTATCGCCGTGGATACCAACCCATCCGCATTACGGATTGTGGACAAGAGAAGAAGCATCGTGTCCGCGTTGTGGCTCCACCAATCTGACTCACCGTGGATGGACACGGACAGCCGTCACCACTTACGCGCGGATGCAGTGCGAATGCGGTGGTTGGGTTCGGATGAATCACGTCAAGGCGAGAACCACCACTCGGCCAGTTACATGAAACAACCGCTGGCGATTACGGCGTGCAGTCATTCGTGGCGCAATCCTGCTGAACATGAGGTGTGCCGGTGCGGCTATTCGTTTGCGGATTGGTATCGCAATTCCGGCATCCCAGAAGTGTTGGAAGGTGGGCGAGATGGCAGAAGCCGAGCGAGTAACAATCCATGACGCGCTGACACGTGCCGTCCAGCACGACTTTGGTGATGATGTCCGAGTCACTGCGTTTGTTGCCGCCGTGGAGGTGGTATCGCTGACGGATGGCGCTCAGTCGGTGGTGACTTTGGTGGACGATACGTCGCCGTGGTGGCATCTCGCTGGCGTGCTGCTGGCCGCCACCATCAACGACGACGACGAATCCGTTAACGATGATTAGCCACCCATCGTTAGCGGAATGAACGATTGTTAGCGACAGCGCAGGGCTACGTCCGTTGGCCCTAAGTAATGGCGAGGAGATATGTCTGATTTGGGCTAACCATTTGATAACCGCCGTGTGACCAAATGGCTACCATCGTCCGTAACTCTAGGTATAGAAAGTCCCGAATTCCGTTGCAGCCCAACGGGTTTCGGGGTTTTTTTTATTTCTGGGTTACAAGTTGACATTGCAATAATTGACCCGTACGCGCGCCCGCGCGTTCGTTAGATCAAACACCGAGGAGGCACCACCGTGATCCGCATAGATGTCCCGCAGAGCGACGTTCGCGCAACCGCCGCACGTCTCCGCGAGCAATACCCCGACGCATGGGTGATCGCTGAACCCAGCGTCCTGTCAGGCACCTACATCGTCACCGTTTGGGAGGACTAATCATGACCACGAAACCGCTAACCGGACGCCGCGTCGCCGCCATCTTGCGCGGCGCAGGCATTGCCGTTCTGGAAACCGTAACCATGCGCGAGAACGAAACCTGCTCGGAGATGTACAACGTGGACGCCGCCAACCGCGCCGCGCATCTGCTGTCCGAACACGGATGGGATGCCCGCGTCGTCAGCATCACCGGTACCGCCAAGCACTTTGTGTGGGTGACGGCATGAGAACCATCACCAGCACACACGGTGGACTCACCGAACGATTCACGACCGACGACATGGACGCCGCCAAGCGGCGCACCGTCTCGCTGTACCCGTTCGCTCGCGGACAGTGGTTCCGTTGGGAGGCGCTCGACAGCAGCAACGCCACGTGGACGATGACCGTCCACACCCGTAGCGGTCGCGTCGTGGACGTGGTTGTCATCCACGACCCGCAGGCACAGCACGACTACGAGCGCGACATGCCTGCCTGTACCCGTGGCATCACCGTTGACCCGGTTGCCGTGGCTCGAACCGCCAAGGCAGGTGCCCGATGAGCGACCGCGACACACAACGGAAGCGCGTGTACGACGCGGAACGCGACATGACCGCGTGGACGTGGACGCAGACCATCGCCAACGATGACCTGTCCACGTATGTCGCCACCGTGATGAACCGACGTGCCGTCCGTGCCCGTTGGGGTGCACGTCACGTCTCCATCACGCTCAAGCGTGGCGGCAAGGCATACGGCGGATACGGTCGCATCTCGTTGCCAAAAGGTGCACGCAACGAGCCAGTGATCCTTCACGAATTGGCACACGTTCTCGCCGGTGAATGTGGCGGGTGGCATGGTCCGCAGTTCACGGCCACGTATCTGCTGCTCGTTCGCACGATGATGGGCCGCGAGACGTACACCGAACTTCGAGCCGCGTACAAGGCAAACCGAGTCAAGGTGGGCACGCTGCCACCGTTGCGTGCCGTTGTGCCGTTGCCTCATGCGTTGAACGTTGACGACATCAAGGCGGCACGCCGCTCCAAGAAATCACCTGCACCCAAGCCGCCACGTAAGCCGCGCCAACCCGGCATGGTGTCCGCGTTGCGTCTGGCGCAGGAGATGGGCGTGGTCATCACGCCGCTGGGCGGTGACCGTTACGACGGATTCACCGTCGAGTTGGAAGCACCCACCGGGTACCGATTCACCGAATCCGATTGCCACGTGTTCGACGGCATTGGAGATGACGTGAGGGGAGCGTGGCGTGACGCCTACCGGCAACTCACTTTTGGCCTCACACATTGCGTGGATGACCAGTGCAACTGCGGAACAGATTTACCACGTGCCGCAACCAGCAAGGGGGCATGACTCATGTCCAGTTTCACCAGCACCATCACCAACCAAAACAACAACAACATGGAGGACGAAATGACCACGACAACAACGAACACCAACAGCGCCGCTGAGGAATGGTTTGGTATTGACCGAGGCGCGCTGTGTCTCAACACCACCGTGGTGTACGGCGGACTGACTTGGGACGTGGCAATCACCAAGCGCAGTCGTTACGGCGAGCGCAGCGTGTACACGCGCCTATTCATTGACACACCCGAAGCGTTCGACGCGATTGCTACCGCCAATCATCCGGTGCCAACCGGCGCAATGTTCCCGGATGCGCGCCGCAAGATTTACGGCAACGACGCCACCATCACTTACGAACCGTTCGACGCTGACCAAGCCTGCTACACGTCGCGCGGTGATGACGTGGAGGTGGACAAGGCGTGGGACCGACACAACAAGGCACAGGTCGCCGCATGGCAGGAGGTTCTACGCCAAGTCGATCACCACACCCACGTGGGCAAGAGCCGGTTCAGTCGCAAGGCGGGCTGTTCGTGCCCGTGTTCGCCCGGTTTCGTCGCCGCCAATCACCGTCACGGATCGTTCTGGATCACCGTCGTGGGGGTGGCGGCATGAGCATCGACATCATCGTGGCGCTCATCATCATCGCTGCCAGCATCTTGACCCTCATCCAGTGCGGGGTGAAGTGATGAACCACAACCGTTACGTGGGCACCGTCGGACGCCGTGACGCTCTATGGATTGTCACCACGTCAGTGGGCGAGACGCCCAACGACGGCGACGCCGCCGCCATCGCTGTGCTGGCACACCGTTACGGCGTGCCAGCCAACCGTTTTGTCATCACAACAATGACCAGCCCAAACCGAAAGGAAAACCGATGAGCATGTCCCGCAAGCACTACGTGTTGTTGGCAGAAACCATCCACTGGTCCATGGACATGGAACAACTGGTGGACAACCTGTGCATCGTCCTTAAGCAAGACAATTCCGACTTCAACGCTGACCGCTTCCGTGAAGCGTGCGGCGCTCACCATTCACGTCAACGAGAGGACAACAAGTCATGATCCACCACCACCCGTACACCGTCATCAAGAACGGGCAACCAATCCGCAACGGTGACGACCGCCACCAGATGCTGAAGTTGGCGCGCAAGATTGGCGGCAAGATGATTGAGAACGACACGACGATCCCTGCCACGGTCATCAAACGCGACACGGACGAGTGGGTGACACGCGACGAGGAATGGCTCATCTATCGCTGCTACAGCGAGTTTGAGCAACCATCACGGCCCCTTTACGGCGTCAAATGGTTGGACGAGGCGGGCAACTGCCGCGACATCGTTGCCACCACCGCGACGCTCAAGGAGGCACGGCAGGAAGTCACCCGACGGATTGCTCAACTGACGCCGCGCTGGTCGTGGACGCAAATGGGCACCGACTTTGGCGGCACACCTGCCACCAACGAGCGCGCCGCGTGTTCCGTTGGGTTCCCATTCGGTCTGGATTGCTATGTCCGATACGACGGCGACCGGCTTGTGTCTCGCGTGTTCGATGACGACAGCGTGCTGATACGTGAGTTCACTTGGTACGGATACGCCACGTGGAACGAGGCGCGGGTCTGGTGCGAACACGTAGCGCAAGAACACACCAATCGGATGATCGGGGCGAACCTGTGAGCGCCCCATTTGGGTTCGTTGCCATCTGCTCATGCGGATGGCGTACACGTCCCACGGAGACGCTAGGCGAGACGCAGAGCCTCGCCAATCGTCACCGCAACATTGCCAACAATCCCTCCGACCATGTCGTCAACGTGCGGCAGCGCCGCGTCTGCGTGCATTGCGGAGGACGGTCGTTCGTTTACGACTTGTACGGCCCGATGGGCTGTGACACCTGTCAGGGGTTGGGAGTGATGACAGCCACCGGCTAACTGTGCCACGATTGACCACCAAAAATAGGCAAGACAACCAATCCAAAAAACCAAACCAAAGGACGGAAACTCAAATGCAAAACACAACACGCAACGCAACGCTCGCTGACCTCGCCACGCTGTTGACCGAGCAGCACGCTCGGAAGATTGACGTGGTGGCACCTGCCAGTCAGATAACGGCAAACCACGGACTCATCGTGGTGAAAGGTGCAGAGCCAATCATCACCGAGGACGGCGTAACCAACGGAGATGGCCGCTACCAGCCCACGGTGGTGTTTGACGAGGGCATGGCTCACAAGTTGGGAATCCCGCAGCCGTACCTGAAGGCGCTACGTCAAGACAGGATCGACTTGTACGACGCCAACGTGAACGGATGGCTCCACGGCAACACCGGCGAGGGTTGCGACCTTGGCTGCTCGTACCCCGGAGACGACCGGTCGTTCCTGTTCCGTGGATTCATTGGCGACGAGCCGGGTTCGGTAGGCGTTGCACGTGCCTTCCTGTCCGACTCGTACAAGGTGATCGACAACTTGGACGCTCTCACCGCCGCATTGGACGGTGTACGTCAGGCGCAGACCCACGTGGAGATTGACGGCTGCGACCTGTCAGAGCGGCGCATGTACGTCCGAGTCAAGGCACCGAGCATCACCGCCTTGGCACCAACTCTGCTGAGGAATTACCGCTCACCGTTCAATGGCGACACTGGTGCCGACAACCCCACCGTGTTCGCTGGATTCATCATCAGCAACAGCGAGACCGGCAGCGGCGCGTTTACCATCACGCCACGCCTCATCGTTCAGGTGTGCAGCAACGGCATGACCATCACCAAAGATGCTCTCCGCTCGATCCACCTTGGCGGAAAGATGGACGAGGGCATCATCCGTTGGGGCGAGGACACGCAACGCAAGTCGCTGGAATTGGTGACAGCCAAGACACGCGACGCCGTGGCAACGTTCTTGGACACCGACTACATGTCACGCGCCATCGCTGACTTGGAGGAAAAAGCGGGCGTCAAACTGACCGGTGCCGTGGACGAGAAAGTGCGGCAGGTCGGGAAGAAGTTGCAGTTTGACCAGTCACACGTTGACGGTGTGCTGGCGCACTTCATCCAAGCCGGTGACCTCACCGCTGGCGGCGTGATGCAGGCGGTCACGTCGTTTGCTCAGACCGTCGCCTCACCTGACGATGCCGCTGATTTGGAATCCTCAGCGATCCGCGCATTGGAGATGGCTGCGTCGTTGGCGTAACCAATCAAGGAGCGGGCGTCGTGCTGTTACTGGCGACGCCCGCTCTCGCCGTTTCATCAACCATCCAAAAAATTGAGAGGACAAGCAATGCCATTTTCATTGAACATTGGACAGGTCATATTCAGCGACGAGCAGACCATCGTCATCACTGCCATCCGCAGTCGCGCGCGCAGCATCTTCCTGTTTGGAACCGACCTCACAACCTCCGAGCGAATCGTTATGGAGGTCAGCGAAGGCATCGTGGATGACGACCTCATTTCGCTACGAGACGTGCCTATCGGAACCGTGCTGTGTACGACGTGCCACGGCAAATGCGTGGTCAATCGGGACGGGATGCAAGCGTGCGGCGAATGTGACGGTTTGGGATTGCTGGCCGATCCCGACCTCGGACCAGATGGTGTCATCCGTCTCCAAGCACTACAGGAGAACCTATGAACGCCTACATCGGAGGGTTGGGTGACATCACCGAACTGTGCTACCGGATGGCGGTAGACCAGTCACCGCCAGCCCGCATGTGCCGCCAATATTCCGAGACACACGCCAACGGCGATCTGGAATTCGCCTTGTGGATGTTTATGTGTTGGCGCGTTGCGCGTCGCCTGTTTGATTTGCCCGACATGCCATGGCATGACTGGTACACCGCCAACATGACCCCGTGGGTGGCATTAGATCGAGCCATCTCACTGTGGCATCCACTAGAAACCAAGGAGACACCATGAGCCGCCGCTACCCTTTACGGATGGGCGTCGTTCGATTGCTAACCACGTCGGAGGTGGCCGCCGTCTGTGGCGTCGGCGTGTCCACCATTGCTGCCTACCATCACCGAGGGCAGATGCCGGAACCTGACCAGCGCTACGGACGCACGCCGCTGTGGTTGGCATCAACCATCGTCCTATGGCGACCAGAAACAGCAAACGCCATCGACGCATTGGAGGAACGAGCATGAGCAAGCCGGTGTGCCCGCGCTGCGGGCATCTAATTCCCAACGACGAACAACCCGGAGCATATGCGGGCGCCCGGAGTCGTCTTGATAGTGCGGTGGAGATTTGCTCCGACTGCGGCGTCCATGAGGCGTTGCAGCAATGGACCAGCGACACCAAGTCATGTACGCCCATGTCCGAATGGCCCGTGCCTGACTATCGGAAGGTGGGATGACATGGCCGCCTACCTGCTGTCCTACTGCGAACGATGCGGAACGGAAACGAAATGCAAGACATGGCGAGAACCAAATGGGGATCGCTACCCGCTGTGCCCTGACTGCTTTGCTGTGAAGTCTCGGCGCTAACGCTGGTGGTTTTGGGAATGGCTGCGGTCGCGGCCATTCTCATAACCACACTCAACGGCAAGAACCGTACCGGAATTGGTACGGTTGTGACATAAGAAGGGCGAGCGGCTCACCCGATCAGTTGGGTGGGCCGCTTTCCCATGTCGGAGTGATGACCACGCGAGGTTGGATTCCGCTCTTGTACACGGTGATGGTGGTGATGAGCGCTCGCAGTATCTCCCGCTGTCCAAGGATGTCCAACGTCTCCCATTCGTTGAGCAGGTCTGGTGGCAAGACTGGTGCGGCCATGCGCCATGCGCTTTGGTCTGCTGCGTGTTGTGCCGCGTCTCGCTCTGTGACGATTTGATCCCGTGTGGCTATGTAAGTCTCGCGCGGTATGTCCCCGTCAGCGTATTGGCGCGTTAATCGGGCCAGACTGGCGTCGAGCCGCGCTACATGTTTCTGGTTGTCTCGCATGATGCGGCGTTGAGGCTTGTTTACTGTGCGCTTGTTAATTTCTGCGGCAACGGTGCCAAGGAATTCTGTAACAACTGCGTCCACTGCGTTGAGTTTGATGCTGCCGGGAGATGGACACACCACCATGTGATTTCGGTGGTGGGTGCAATTCACCAAGTTGCTAATTTTGTTGGACGATCTTCCTACTGGCCCGCCGCATCCGCCGCATTTCAGAATGCCCGCGTAAGGATTAGTGGGGCGGCGAATGCGCGGCGAAACTAGGGCATTCAACCGGCGCAGGGCTTGATATTGCTCCCACGTGTCCATGTCAATAATTGGTGGGTGTGCGCCTTGAATTATTTCGCCGCGCCAACGTAACAGGCCTGCTGCGGTGCCGCTTTCCATGGTGTGACGTACCGATTGCGACCACCAACCTCGGGATGGTTTGACGGTAGGGACGCCGTTGGCATTCATAATGCGTGCAATCTCGCTGAATGTGTGTCCGGCAATATAGAGCCGATACATTTCCGCGAGCGCGGGTGCTGTTTCAGGGTTGGGTTGGTAGCCGTTCTCGCGTGTATAGATGTAACCGAATCTCGGGTACCCGCTGTGAGCAAGGCCCGCTTTGGCTCGGCGGTTGTGTGTTTCTTTCCATTGGTCGCCGATCCGGTCGGATTCAAACTGCGCCATGAGCAGGAATTGACCGCGACCGAACCTGCCGACGCTGGTGCTGGTGTCAAAATCTTCGGTGGCGGCGACCAGACGTGCGCCGACTTGTTCCACGCGGTCTAGGTTGATGAGCGCGTCGCGTATGTTGCGCCCGAACCGTGACCATTTCCAGACCACAATGAGGTCGGCTTCGCCGTTGATGGTGCGGTCTAGCACTTGTTGTACGCCTGCGCGGGCAAAGTTGCGCCCTGTTTCGTCTAGGTCGTACACCACGTCCACAATGACGGCACGGTTGCGAGCGCACCAATCTTCAATGGCAATGAGTTGCAGTTCCGGGCTGACCATTTCCTCGCGGGCTTTGCTAACACGCACGTAGGCCAGAGCGCGAGAGGTCACGCCAGCAGTTTAGTTGTGTCGGCGTTCGATAAATGTTCAGTCAACCATGTGCTGATTCGTTGACGTTCAAACCAGATACCGACCACGGTCAAAGCGTCCGCCACGCCATCTATGGCGGCGTCCAACGTTTGGTTGGGGCATACGAACACGTAAGTCTGTCCATGACGGATGGCAACCACGACCGGTTCGGACATGCAAACGCTGAACAAGACGACGTTGGAACTCATTTTGGTCCCCCTACGATTGTGCCCCGTATGAATGAGCAAACCGTAGCGGCAAAGTGGTTGTTTTGGCTACCTCTGGTGGTTGAGCATGGATTCAACCAGTGCGGCAATTTCTTGGCGACGTTGCGGTGGGAGTTCGCGTATGGATGCCACGATCATTTGCAGTTCGTGGTCGTCGTCGGAGAATGCTGTGATGGTGTAGCCGGTGTCCTCGGCTGCTGCTTGACTTAAGACGCGGACGCTAACGCCTAACCCGGCGGCCAATCGTTCCAATGTGGTGGGTCGTGGCGGTGTGACGGATGGGCCGTTAATGATTTTTTGCACTGTTGCCGGTGGTAGATCGGCTCGGCGGGCCAATTCGCGCTGTGACCAACCCTTTTCGTCCAAGATGGTTTGGATCATGCTGCCAAGTTTGCTGGTTGTCATTTCATTTCCTCTTCCCCCAGTAATGGTTTACTTCCCCATGTCCAATCTCAGTGTGGCATCATGCGTTTGGCCGTTTTCAGTTGACACGCAAAATGGGACCATTGGTGGGACATTCCGCCCGTTTGCGCGGGTCACGTTTGGGCGCGTCGGCTGCGTTCCCTCGCGTGCCTCGCATGATTCGCGCTAGACGCGCAGGGCCGCAAGCAGGCGCGCCAGCATTGCGGTTGCGTGTAATTGTCGCACCCATAGGTGTTTGCGCGCCTACGTGCGGCAGGTTGACACCTCGCGGGTTCAACATTCCCAAAATTGTGTCGGGGCACTCTTGACAAACACGCTATGTGACCGACGGTGATGAAGTGATTACTGCGTGGGATCGCGTGCGCCGCGTGCCCGCGTGACGTTCTACAGGACGGATGGTAGCGGCTGGTGTCCAACGTCCAGCCGAGTACAGGACAGCGGTTGGCGGCTCCAAATTGTGCGTGCCGCGTACAGGAAACCACGTGGCTAACCATGACCATTTCAACGGGGCAAACCGATTGCCATGAGTGGTCATCCGTGACATCATGGCTCATGGCCACGTCGCTCACCGTCTCTCCAATGCCCACTGAAAATGGGCGTGATGCTTGGTTGGACAAGGCAGCAGCCGCATTTGCGATTGCTCGGGAACGACGTGACATGGAAAAACCCCCACCGGGTAGGCCGGTGGGGGCGGTGCACCAACCGTAGCAGAGGACGAAACATGAGTGCATTAGCAGTCACCGATGGACAGGACTGGTGGGACGAACGGCAACTGGCCGCGTTGACCCAAATCGGAGTCGCCAACGCCAGCAAAGGCGACCTCGCGCTGTTCCTGTCATACGCACAAAAGACCGGACTGGACCCGTTCAGTCGCCAGATTTACATGATCGAACGTGGCGGCAGATGGGGCATCCAAGCCTCCATTGACGGCCTCCGCATCGTGGCACAACGGTCGGGCCAATACGCCGGACAGGCAGGGCCATTCTGGTGTGGGCCAGACGGACAGTGGGTGGACGTGTGGTTGTCAGACGCCGCCCCTGCCGCCGCCAAAGTTGGCGTGTATCGAGCCGGGTTCAGCGAACCATTGTGGGCCACAGCATTGTGGAAGGAATACGGAGCCGGTTCGCAAATCTGGAAGAAGATGCCAGCCCTCATGCTCGCCAAATGCGCTGAAGCGTTGGCGTTGCGTAAGGCATTCCCGCAAGACCTGTCCGGCATTTACACGGCGGACGAGATGGCACAGGCCGACGACAAGCCCGAACCCAAACCGGCACCAGCGCGTCTGGTTGTTGAGCGTGCCGAAACCGTTGAGTACTCAGACGAACAACAAGACCAAGCGGCACGTCTGGTTTATGCGGCGTCCGTTGTCGCCGACGTGGAAGAACTGCGAATCATTTGGGGAGACGCAGACCGCGCAGGTCTGCTGGATGCGCCTGTCGATGGTTCAACGGTGCGCGAACGCATTGCTCAACTCGTCGCCGACATTCGGGAGGCATCATGACCGCGCCCATGTTGCCCTACGCGGGCACGTCTGGTTGGTCAGGCAGCGAATCCAGTCGGCAGCGCGCCGTCACCGCTGACGCCAACGGGCTGACCGGCAAACGGCAGAAGGAAACGCTGGCATTCGTCACGTCACGCCTGTGGGAAGGCGTCACATGGAAAGATGTCGCCAACCATTTGAACGTGCACCACGGCACCGCCTCAGGCGTGCTGTCTGTGCTTCACAAAAGTGGGCATCTTGCCCGCTTACAGGAGACACGTGGTCGGTGCGCGATCTACGTCCACCCTGACTACGTACACGGACGCGACATCGCTGAGCAGGGACGCAAACCGCAACGGCACACCTGCCCCAATTGCGGAACACAGGTGGCGTGATGACACAACGACATGCCGCCTTATTGCGTGACGACAGCCGCATCCATCGCTGCACCTGCGGGTCATGGGTCTGGGATTTTGACCCGTGCGGCGTCTGCGGGGAGGTGTCCTAATGACTGTCACACCACAAGCCGTCGAACAGCGACTGGTCACGTTGTCGCGTGACGTTGACGAGGCACACACCGACTTGGTGAAAGCCGAACAGGAATACGCCAACGCCAAATCCGACTACGAGATAGCCGCCGCCCGTGCCCGTCTGTCATTGGCAAGGGCTGAAGGTGCCCGCAAATTGACCGTGGCCGAACGTGAGGATGAAGCATTGCTGCAAACGCAAACCGAATACCGCCGCGTCATGAGTGCGGATGCACTGGTCCGTGCCGCCCGAGCCAACGCCGCACGTCTGCGAACACAGGTGGACATTGCTCGCAGCGTCGGCACTTCCGTTCGTACTGAATGGAGTGCCGCATGAGCGCCGCCAACAAGGTTCTCGGAGTTCTATTGGAGAGCCGCAGCAATCGAGACAAGCAAACCCATGTTGGGCCTAGCGAGATTGGTGGCTGTCGTCGCCGCGTCTGGTATCGCCTTAATGGCACACCCGAATGCAACGACACACTCAAACTGCCAGCACTCATGGGCACCGCCATCCACCGCATGTTGGAACGAACCGCCAGCAAACACGATCCGTTTGGCACCGATTGGCAGATTGAAGTGGAACTGGTGCACGACGGCCTCATGGGTCATGCCGACCTGTACAGCAGCGCAAACCGTGAAGTGGTGGATTGGAAAACCACCAAGAAGGCATCGCTCAGCAAATTCCCGAGCGAACAACAACGTTGGCAGGTGCAGTTGTATGGCTGGCTGGCTAACGCCAACGGCCTTCCCACCGAAACGGTCACGCTGGTTGGCATCCCGCGAGACGGCGACGAGCGGAACATTGTCGTCCATTCGGAACCGTATGACGAAACGGTGGCGCAGGAAGCGCTGACGTGGTTGTCCGAGGTGCGCGACATGACCGAACCGCCACCGCCACAGGAAACGCGCCGGTTCTGCTCGTTGTACTGCTCATGGTTCGACGGTGAGGGGGTCAACGGGTGTCCAAGTCGTACATGAAAGACATGCCAAACCTTCAAGGCGCACGCTGCCGCGAGGTCGGCCCGGACATGATGTTTGTGTTCGATGAAGCGCAACCAATTCGGGGACACATAGCCACCTCACGCAACCGGCACCTGTCGGCATCGTTGCGTGCCATGTGCGCCTCATGTCCCGTCCTGTACCCGTGCTTGGAATGGGCCATGCCCAATGAGAACTACGGGTGGTGGGGTGGTCTGTCAGCGCAAGAACGCGAAATGGTCAGACGCCGTGGCGTTGCTGCTGACGCCGTGGTGTATGCGCTGGAACGTCTGCTGGACATGGGAGCCGATCCCGACATTACGCGACTGCTGGAACGTGATGCCGCATGAGCATCCGCCTAATGCAATTGGTTTGGGACGGCGACCTCGGATTAGACCCCACAGCGCTGCTGGTGCTGTTGTCGTTAGCCGATCAAGCGAACGATGACGGGGTGTGTTGGCCCTCCGTGCGATCCACGGCTGCCCGCACAGGCATAAGCGAACGACGAGTCCAACATTGGCTCACCGTATTGGCCGACCGAAACTTGCTACGAGTGCAAGAACGACCGGGCCGCTCGTCGCTGTATTACGTCACCCCCGCTGTACCCGTCACCCCTGACGTACACAACACCCCTGACGTACACAACACCACCACCCCTGCCGCCAGCGACGTGGGAGGGGTGCTGTTCCCGGCACCCATAACCATAAAAGAACCACCAAATGAACCACCAACACAGCCGACCCTCAACAGTGGTCGGCTATGGGCCGTCCAATGGTTCGACACCTACGGCGAGAAGCCACCCAACACTCAGGTGCGCCGTGTGGCGCGAGACGGTGCCGTCCTGCTCAAGGAAGGACACACACCCGAACGCATCACCGAGGCGATCAACCGCGCGGTCAAGGACGGGCACGCCAACCTGTCTGCCGCCCTGTTACGCCTCTCCGCGCCCGTGCGAGAACAGCGCACCGGCAATCCAGCATTGCAAGCCATCAAAAGGACGAGCGGCGCATTGGCGCTGATGGGAGAAACACCATGAACCGAGACGACGCACTCAAACTGCTCGCCGTCGGCATCTCATTAGACCCGCGACTCAAGGGCGGCACCGGCGACGACCCGGACGAGATGCTGCTCAAAGCGGCAACATGGAGCGGCACATTGGACAACGACATGCCACTGTCCTTCGCCGTCGAAACCATGCGAGCGCATTACAGCAACAACGAACAAATGATTATGCCGGGACATCTCAACAGCCGGTGGCGTACACAGTCCCGCAAGACACAACACACGGACTCACATTGCGGCATCACCGGTTGCGTGTGCGTACACCGGGACGGCTGCTACAAGGGCTGGATCGACAACGATTACGGAACAACCAAACCATGCCCGACGTGCCGCCCCATCGTCGCCGAACGATTGGCGAGCCGAACATGACCAAAGTCACCGCCATGCCAATGGATGAAGTGCTACCCGGCGACATCGTAATCATCCACGGCAAACGCTACGAGGTTCGCTGGATCGTCGGGCCAGACACACACGGCTGGTTTGATTTGCGAATCATCAACGCGCAACAACCGGCAGCGCTAGAAGCATTCACCGCGTGCGGACGACTGGATGTGGTGCATGACTGACCAACACGCCATCAGCCTGCTCATCGGCGAATATCCCAGCCTCTGGGATGTCATGGACGTGTGTGACAAATCCACACGCGGACAACGCAACATCCGCCGCTACCCATTAGCCATCGGCGTCCTCTCAACCGCCATGGAATTCCACGATTGGACACGTAACACCTGCCAAACCATGGCGCTAAGGCTCAACGCCACACCGTCATGGGTTGGATTACCCGTGCCCAGCGGCCCTGATCCACGCATCTTGGAACGTTTGGTCTGGATGGATTCGGTGTGGGTAAGCGTCGATCAAACCGACCCTCACCTAGCCAAGAACGTGGCTCAATCAGCCGAACGTTGGCACCGCCGCATCATCAACCATGTTGGAGCGCCAAAAGCGTTGGTTTATCTACAAAACTCACGATGCCCCAAATGCGAATTGGCCACCGTCATGCGTGAGGGCGGCACCCTGTTATGTGTCAACGTGCTATGCCGAGACGGCGACGAATGGCACACATGGGCGGCGTTCAATGCGTAACAACCGAGACGTAGTGCTGGCACGGTCAGGCGGCTATTGCGAACGCTGCGGCATCCCATTAGCAAACGATTGGGCGCTGCATCACCGCAAACTCCGCAAACATGGCGGCGACAACAGCCCAGCAAACCTTATGGCGCTGCACCATCACTGTCACAACCTTGGAACCGACTCCGTACATCTCAACCCAGCAAACGCCTACGCAATGGGCTGGCTGGTGCGTTCAACGCAAGACCCGGAGTTTATTGCCATGCGATTGCCAAACGGCACAGACGTGCTGCTCACAACTACCGGCGACTATCTGTCGGCGGGACTCAAAATGACCGAGGATGGAGAACGAAATGGCTGGTGAACCACTTATCACTGTGACCGGAAGATTGGGTGCTGACCCGGAAGTTCGCAGCACTCCCACCGGCAAAGAAGTCACCGAATTACGAGTGGCAGTCACGCCGCGAATCAAACGGTTTGACGCATGGACGGATGACACCACCATGTGGTTCGACGTTGAATGCTGGGGCAATCACGCCGACAGCGCTCTACGTAAAGGCGCGCTCGTCATCGTCACGGGCACACTACGCGCCAACGAATACACCAACAAGGCAGGCGAACAAGTCACACGCCACCGCATCACCTCGCAATACGTTGGCGTGGTGCACAAGCCGCAAGGCCAAGCCGAAGCCGTGATGGACAACGTACAAGGGGGGAGCGACCCGTGGAAAACCCCGAACCCGTTCTAATCGACTCAGGCGTGGCAGCAATGCTGCTCCACACGTCACCGGACAATGTGCGCCAAATGATTAAGCGCGGCAAACTCTCCAAACACGGCACAGCCAAGCGCCGCTCATTGGTTCGCTACGAGGATGTGCTGGCATTACAGAAGCAACGCAATGGCTGAAGCCTTGTTGCAAATCGGCCTAATGGCCTGCTGGTTAATGGCTGGCATTTGGCTGGTGAAATTGTTTACGCGCTAACCATGGGCGTGTCGTGGTTGCCTACCGGCAGTGGCTGTTACGCTTACTGCCGGTGGGCGAACCATGCCCATCGTCGGACGGACGACGGGAGCAAGCATGGCTGCAAAAAGTTTTCCCGTTGCAATGGTTCCAGTGGATCGACTCAGCCCATACCCCGGCAATGCACGCCGAGGCAACGTGGAACGAATCGCGGAATCCCTTGCAGCGTATGGACAATGGCGTCCCATCGTGGCGCAAAAATCCACCGGACATGTGCTGGTTGGCAACCACATGCTGCAAGCAGCCACCAGCCTCGGCTGGGGATCGCTGGCCGTCTATTGGATGGACGTGGACGACGACACCGCCCGACGCATCTTGCTAATGGACAACCGCAGCAGCGACGGCGCGCTGTACGACGACGACGACCTCCGAATGCTGTTCGAAGCATTGGACGGTGACGTGACAGCCACCGGCTGGTCAGAAGCCGACATGGAAAAACTGTTGCGCGACATAGACGAGTCAGACGTAAACACCGAACCCATGCTGCCGTCCTATCAGTACAACGTGATCGTGGAATGCCGAGATGAAGCGCAACAAGCCGAACTGCTGGCTCGGTTTGAGGCTGATGGCCTGACATGCAAGGCGCTGGTCACATGAAAATCAGCGTGAACGTGTCAACGCCAATCCCATCATCAGTGCGAGCGCGCCAACTGGAAGCCATGTTTGACGTGCCACGGGCCGAGATGAGCGCGCTGGCATGGGAAGGCGACATGCCTATCGAGCAGCGGGAATGGAACGTTGGCCTGATTGTTGGCCCCAGCGGTTCAGGGAAAACCACCATCGCTCGGGACGTGTTCGGAGATTTCGCTCAACCCGAATGGCACAGCCTCAGCGTCGTGGATGATTTCCCTACCAACGCCAGCATGGAAGACATCGCCGCCATCTGTCAGGCCGTTGGCTTCAACACCATTCCGGCTTGGTTGCGACCATACGACGTGCTATCCACCGGCGAAAAGTTTCGCGTGGACATGGCTCGACTGCTGCTGGAAGCATCCGATGTCACGGTCATGGATGAGTTCACCAGCACCGTGGACCGGCAGGTAGCCAAGATTGGCAGCCACGCCGTCCAGAAATACGCCCGCAAACATGGCAAACAGTTCGTGGCGGTCACCTGCCATTACGACGTGCTGGACTGGTTACAACCAGACTGGGTGCTGGAACCAGCAACCATGACGTTCACGTGGAGGTCGGTTCAACCCCGACCACTCGTCAACACCACTATCCAGCCTGTTCCTTACTCCGCATGGAGGCTGTTCGCTCCATTCCACTATCTGACCAGCGACCTTAACCGCACCGCCCGATGCTGGTGCCTATTCGTTGACGACCAACCCGCAGCATTCGCTGGCGTCCTACGCCGACCGCACCCCAAAGCCAAAGACATCATGGGCGTGTCCCGTCTTGTAACGCTGCCAGACTGGCAAGGCCTCGGCTTAGCCTTCCATCTGGCCGACAACATTGGCGGCGTGTACAAAGCCATCGGTGAAAGGCTACGAACCTATCCGGCTCATCCAGCCTTGATCCACGGTTTTGATCGGTCACGCATGTGGCGACTGGCACAGAAACCAGCCTACGGTTCAGGCAACAGCAGCAAGACAGGCCCAAACGCCACCATTGGCAGCCGCAGCCGAGCATCCGGCGCCAACATTACCGGCGATATGGGATTACGTCAGGCAAAAACATGGGCACACGGCAGCCGCCCCTGCGCCGTGTTCGAGTATGCCGGACCAGCACACGCCGACCACAAGGAAGCCGCCGACCTTTTCGGGTTCTGGAAATGACACCCGAAACACGTTCAACCTCAATGTGGACCGACATTGCGCTCATAGACGTGGAAGAAGCAATCCTCCACCTACGGTTCCGCCTGTTACGTCACGCCGACGCTGCCAACCGTCTCACCACACAACCCGGCTACCTGTCACGCATCAACCGGATCACTCAAGAAATCCTTGAACTCTCCAACGACATCATCCAATGGCAAAACCTGCTGCGCGCTACGACACTAACCGAAACCGAATATCCACCAGACGCGCCCGCAACCCATACAACTCCTGAACCGCCAACAACCCCGACCGACCCGACACATGACCATACGCCGCTGGGTCGGACAGCAAATCCTCCCTACGAAACCACCCCACATACGTAACCGTGGCAAACGCAAACGGCGGCAAATCGTAACGACACCGCAACGCCACCCGCTCACCTACCACCGGCAACCGAGACGACGGACGACGCACCGTCCGACACTTCACACCAGCCAAAATCGGCTCCACATACCGCCCCTGAAACCCCAAAACCGCCACGCCCAGCAGTACACCACGACGGGACACCCCAATGACCAAGACACAACGAGCCGCCGAAGCAATCGAGAACGAGCGCCGCGTAGTCGAATTACGCCTAGTCGGACTCACGTTCGACCGCATCGCTGAACAGATCGGCTACACCGATGGCTCAGCGGCCTACAAGGCCTACCAACGAGCCATTGCCCGCACGGTCACCCAACCGGCTGAGGAATTGCGTGACGTGGAACTCGCTCGGCTGGATTCGCTGTGGCGAGTGAATTACCGAAACGCCATGACCGGTGATGCCAAAGCCACCTTGGTTTGCCTGCGAATCAGTGAACGACGAGCGCGACTGCTCGGCATGGACGCCCCCATCAAGACGGAGATGGAACTTACGGCGTATCAAGGCGGGACGGACATAGATCGGGAGGTGGAGCGCCTTGCAGCACTCCTCAACGAGTCTGCTGGCGGCAGCAAGGCTGCTGTGGCTGCAACAAGCCCGGCCTGAGCAAATACCTGACGACACCGCCGACTGGGACGTGTACATCGCTCGCTCTGGACGTGGTTGGGGTAAGACGCGATCTGGTGCCGAATGGCTCGCTTATCAAGCGGTACGCGAACCCGGAACCCGTTGGGCGGTCGTCGCTGCCACGTTCGCCGATGCTCGCGACACCTGCGTGGAAGGCGAATCAGGACTGCAAACCATCCTGAACCGCTACCGGATGATCCGCCGATGGAATCGAAGCATCGGCGAGATTGACCTCCGCAACGGTTCCAAAATCAAACTGTTCTCCAGCGAAGAACCAGACCGGCTTCGTGGACCACAGCATCACGGCGCATGGTGTGACGAATTAGCGGCATGGAAATACCGAGACACCGACACATGGGACAACCTCCAATTTGGTTTACGTCTCGGCGATAACCCGCGCGTGTTCGTCACCACCACACCACGACCCAAACGGCTGCTCAAGTCGTTGTTCAAGGACCCGCGCGCCATCGTCGTCAGCGGTTCCACCATGGACAACGCTGCCAACCTTGCACCATCACAGGTGGCCCGCCTTGTCGCCAAATATGACGGCACACGATTAGGTCGCCAAGAACTGCTCGGTGAACTGTTGGAGGACACACCGGGCGCTCTATGGACCATGAGCAACCTTGACGACCACCGCGTGGACACAGCACCAGCACTGGTACGGATCGTGGTCGCCGTCGATCCGGCAATCACCGCCAACGATGACTCGGATGAGACCGGCATCATCGTCGCTGGACGAGACGCGCTCGGCAACGGGTACGTCCTCGCCGACCATTCCGGTCGTTACACACCGGACGGATGGGCGCGTGCCGTATGGGATGCCTACGAGCAGCACAAGGCGGATGCCGTCGTCGTGGAGGTCAACCAAGGCGGCGACATGGTGACGCACACGCTCCGATCCGTGAACAACAGCGGCAGCATCCGCACCGTCCACGCCTCACGCGGCAAACGATTACGCGCCGAACCAATCAGCGCCATGTACGAGCAAGGCCGCATCCATCACGTGGGAACCATTGGTGCCCTTGAGGATCAGATGACCACATGGACACCGGACGACCCCAAATCGCCTGACCGTTTGGATGCTCTGGTGTGGGCCATGACCGACCTCATGGATTCCGGTGGCACCGACGCATTCATCCGCGCCATAGCGACCACATGCGCCTGCGGTTGGCCCAACCTGCCATCCGCCTATGTGTGTACACGATGCGGGCAACCGTTGGGAGGTGCCGCATGAGGAAAACCGAATACGTGCTGTGGATTCTCCTGTTAACCGCCGCTGTCCTGTTTCTGACTCAATGAAAGGTGGTGCCTGTGCCGTACTGGCAGATCGTAGATAAGTCTCTCGGCGCGCTACCGCCCGGAACCGTCACACAAACCGAACAGCAAGTCCGCGACCAATCACCACAACTGCTGGCCGGACAAACCGTAGCGTTGGAGCGAGACGGCAACGATGCTGTCGTACCGTTCGCACCCGGCACGCCACTGTTCCCCGCCATCATCAACCCGCAAACGCGAGATGGTGGCAGCGACCCGCGCCGTTACGAGTTCCCGGTCGCATGGAACCTACAGGTCACCGAACAGCGTGCCGTCCCGTTCAGCGTCCTACGGCAGGTCGCCGACCAATGCGACCTTGTACGGCGTTGCATTGAGGTGGTGAAGTCTCAGGTCACCGGTTTGGAATGGGACATCTCTCTCGCTCCATCAGCGATTGAACGTGTGATGGGGGAATCCGGTGGCACCGGGCACGCTGCTGCCGCAAAGGAAGCCCGCGACGCGCTGCTGCCTGACATTAGCCGCGCCGTCGACTTCTGGAAGATGCCCGACCCGGTAAACGGCCTCACATTCGCCGACTGGATCGCCTGCCTATTGGAAGAAATGATCGTGCTGGATGCGGCAACGATCTACCCGTCACGCACCTACGGCGGCGACATTCAAGGCCTCCTCATTCTGGATGGGTCAACGATCCGTCCACTGTTAGACCAATACGGAAACCGGCCCACACCACCGCACCCCGCCTACCAGCAGGTGCTGTACGGATTCCCGCGCGGCGAATTCCATGCCATCCCAAATGTGGATGCCGATTTCCAAGCCGACGATTTGATCTACGCGCCACGTTCTCGCCGCGTCATGTCGCCATACGGATACAGCGCCGTGGAACGAGCATTACCTCTCGCCGACCTGTACATGAAACGTCAACAATGGATCAGGCAAGAGTTCACCGAAGGCGCCACACCGGAAACGTTCGTGGTCACGGACGCCCAATTCGGCAACAACCCGGAACTGTTGCGCTCATATGAAGCCATCCTCAATGACCGGCTGTCCGGCAACATGGATGTCCGAAAGCGGATGCACCTGCTACCGGCAGGTATGCAACCCATCCAAATGTCGGGATGGGACTCCAAGTTCAAGACTGAACTGGACGAGTTGTTGGTCAAGGATTTGTGCGCTCACTTTGGTGTGCTGCCGTCACAGATTGGGCACACGCCACGCTCCGGTCTCGGCGGCAAAGGCCATCAAGAAGGCGAACAAATCAGCGCCGACTCGTTGGGCATCAAGCCAACATTGTCGTGGCTCAGCGACCTGCTCAATTCCATCTCGTACCGGTTCCTTGGGATGAGCAAGGATTTGGCGTTCGTGTTCAACGATGGCTCGACACGGGATGAAACAGCGCAGGCGAACCGCCGCCAAGTTGAACTGTTCTCCGGTCAGGCAACGCTGAACGAGTTACGTGCCGAACAGGGCCGACCGCTGTACACGTTCCCCGAGGCTGACCAGCCGTTGATCGTGGCTGGCTCCACGGTGTCCCCAATCGCCACTGTCTCGGAGGCAACGGTGTCAGACATTGCCGCCACAGACGCACAGGGCAACGCTAACGGGTCACCGGCACCCGTTGCAGGTCAAGACACACCCGACATGGATGTCACGCCTCAGATGGCGCAGAACGCTCCGATGGTTGGCTGTGACTGCTGTCCAGACTGCGGCCCCAACTGTGACGGGACGTGCTGTGACAAATGCCAGAGCAACAGCAAAGCCGCCGACGCTGAACTCGCCGCGTTCGCACGATTCGCCCGCAAACGTGACAACCTGACGCGCCCATTCCAATTCCAACACCAACCCGCCGAATACGCCGACCTACTCAACGACCTCGGACGAATCAGCGGCAAAGGCGCAGCAGACGCAGCCATCATGCTCAAAGCAGGTGGTCGCCGGGGGCGAGACAGCGCCCCGGTCTTGGCCGGGGAGAAACAAGGAAGCCGAACTGCTGAACGTGTACACACGCCGAATCCACGATTCACGTGGCACGCTCCCGTCACGGCGACTGGCTGAACAAGCCATCCGCCAACAGCCTAAAAATCCGAACGCATGGATCACACGGCAACGCATCACAGTCCTCGGCACCAAAACCGTCAAAGCACTCCGCGACCTGTACACGGAAGCCGGATGGCTTGGCACCGCATCCGCTCGCGCTCAACTGTCCGTCCGCAAAGCACCACGCACACCCAAACCGGACTGGGGCAATTGGACACCCGGCAATCCTGCCGCCGCCGCACGCGCACTCGGTGACGCATTAGACGGCAGCGGATTAAGCGACCTGCTGGATGAGGCCGGCATTTCCGTGAGCAGCATTAACGAGACACGGCTCGGAGAACTGGGACGAGTCATCTCCAACGCTTTGGATAACGGATGGGGCGTGGACGAAACCGCCGCCGCATTAGGTGACGTGCTGGACGATCCAAGTTGGGCCGAAACAATCGCGTGGACTGAAATGCGGCGCGCCACCACCGCCGCCTCGTTGGACACGTACACCGCCAACAGCGTCGAAAAGGTCGAATGGTCAACAGCGGACGGCAACGCCTGCCCAATCTGCACCGACAACGCCGACCAAGGCCCAGTGCCGATCACCGAAGGATTCACCAGCGGCGACGACGGTCCACCAGCACATCCGAACTGTGGCTGCGTCATTATCCCGGTCATCGACTTCGCCAACAGCGCTGATTTTGAGGAGGACATTGTGCTGCACGCCAAAGCGGCAATGCCAACCGCTGATGACCAATCCGCAGCGCTTCAAATGTTGGCGCTCATGCCAGATGACCCCAACAAGCCCGGCCACCTGTTTAGCCCGTGGCCTGTCCGCGACGACGTAAACGCGGACTCCTATGTTCGCGCCGACCTATGGACGGCGTGCAAGCAAAAGCAGGTGCACATTGACAACCTATGTGCCTCAACGCATCACCTGTCCCGCGAAAACCTGCGCTGGCATATCGAACACGTTGGAGATGTCCGTCCAGATAAGGACGACAACGGCGACGTGCTGGCAGGGGCAGGGCCACAGGTCGTCAAGACCCAAGGCGACCGCGTAATCGTTCAAGGGCACCACCGACTCGCAGCCGCGTGGCTCATGGGAATCCGTGACGCGCTCGTCTGGCAGATTAAGGAGAACTGATGGCAGTCCAGTCTGGGCAGGCAACCGTCGCCACGGCAGCAAAGCCCATTGCCACCGGCAACAACTTCGCACACACACCCGCCACCGTCGTTATCGCCAACGGTGCGGCAGTCATAGCGGTCGGCGGCGACGCCACCGTGACCACCACCACCGGGTTGCTCGTTGCAGCCAACACCACCGTCAGCATTCCGCTGCGCGCTGGTGAAGCGTTGTGGGCGATCAGCGCAACATCATCCACCGTCTCGTACATCGTCACAGGCAACTAGGAGACTCAATGTCCACCACCAGCACTTTCGTCCCCTTTATCGGCAAGGGCGAGCGTCAGGAGGACGGGTCCGTCCTTGTACGCGGCATCGCCACCGACAGCACGCTCGACATCGACCAGCAAGTTTGCGATCCAGACTGGTTGGAGAAGGCAATGCCCGACTGGTTCAAGTGGGGCAACATCCGCGAACAGCACAGCAGCATTGCCGCTGGCGTCGCCACCGAATACGACAACGTGGAAGGCAAACACGTCATTGCCGCCCGCATCGTTGATCCGAACAGCGCCAAGAAGGTCGAATCCGGCGTGCTGAAGGGATTCAGCATCGGCATCATGAATCCGCGCGTGGTCAACGACAAGGCTGCTCCGGGTGGCCGCATCATTGACGGCCAAATCGTGGAGGTCAGCATCGTTGACCGCCCCGCCAATCCGGCGTGCCGTCTCGCTCTCGCCAAATCAGTTTCGCTGATGGAACCCGGCACCGACATTGCGCCTGCCGATATGGAAGGCGACATGGTGAAGATGGAGGTGCTGACCGAGGATGAGGAAACCGACCTCGCCAAGACTCCCGAATCGGACAATGACGCGCTCAACGCATTGCGGAAGCACATTGCACCCGGCACCGTTCTCACCGAAGAAGTGTTGGAGAAGGCGTTCAAGAAATCGCTCAAGAAGGCCCTCAAGAAGGCCGTAAAGGCTGAGGCTGCCAAGACCGCCGAAACCGTTGAGGTACCAACGGAAGCCCCCGTTGAAACTCCGGTGGAAGCCCCCACAGATTCAACCGCTGAGACCGTCGCCAAGATGGCGAAACGTCTCAAGCGAATTGAAAAGACCCTGCGCTCGCTCACTAAGGCGTCCAAGCCAGTGGCCGATCTGGAAATGCAGGTGACCGCTCTCGCCGAGCAGATCACAGAGGTTTCCAAGTCAGCCGTACCCGGCCCGGCACGTGTGAGGCAGCAGGTTGTCGCCCCCGCAAATGACAATGCCGCGCGGGCAGCGGCACTCCGCAAGAAGGCCGCAGAAACCAGCGAGCGTGAATTGGCAGAAGGCTACCGCCGACTGGCCGCCACGCTCGAAGCCGACGCGACCCTCTAACCACTCACACATTCGGAAGGAACACCATCGTGGATGCAATTCCCAGCCGCGACCTGTTCGGCACCGATGACCCGGTGACTCTCGCTGAAAAGAAAATCGCGTTTGACGCGGCAGTCAGCGAATCATTCACCAAGGGCGTCAACGGTGAAACTCAGGTTGCTATCCCCGGCGTACCCAGTGCGCCCGCCAATCCGCTCAACGCTCTAGAAGGCGCGCTCGCCGATCCGGCACTCGCCAAGAGCATCGACGCCGGAACCCTCGCCGCTGTTCAGCAGCAGGTACAGGTCGCCCGCTCAGCGCAGGCCGACATCGTGAAGGATTTCACGCTGACCTCGCCGCTCTCGTCCGGTCTGGTTCCGTTCGACCTTGAAGCGCCAGCCAAGTTGCTGACGCCTCGCCCCACCCCGCTCCGCAACAAGATTCCCCGCAAAAAGGGAATCGGCACCAGCCACCGCTACAAGCGGATCACCGGATTCACCGGCACCGGCACCGGTGGCGTCGGCGTAACCCACCCGGGAATCGTTGACACCACACAGACCTCGTTCGCCAACAGCGGCTCATCCAACTCGCTGTACTTCAACCGAGGCGGAAAGATTTCCTACGCCGCCGACGAGGCCACCGTGCTGTACGTCCAGAACTCGGTCAGCGATCAGGTTCCGTGGTCGGCACAGTTCTCAGGTCAGGGCTTCCAAGACATTCGCGCCCTCTCAGCACAGACGCTGCTCTACTCATCCATGCTGTTGGAAGAGCGCCTCATGCTGTTCGGTCGCGGAACCGGAACCGGCTACGTCGGTGCCGTCGCTGCTCCCGGAACCCCCACCGGCTCGGCTCGCACGGCTGCGGCTGGCGAGACGGCCATTAGCGGTGCCACCACCAACATTTACGTCAAGGTCACCTCAGACGCTGGCGACTTCGGTCAGTCCACGTTGTCATCGGCGTCCGCTGCCATTGCCGTATCGGCTGGTCAGGTCGTAGACATCACCATCCCGTCGTTGCCTGCCACCGCTCTCGGTGCCCGCATTTACGTCTCCACGGGCGCTTCAGACCCCGGAGATGCCAGCCGTTACTACATTGGCCGCACCGGCTACAACACGTACACGGTTCAGGGCACACTGCCCACGTCGGGTACCGCTGCCAGCGCCATCACCGCTGACACGTCGGCTTACGCCGCCGGATACGACGGCATCATGCCAATCGTCATGGGTTCAAACTCGGGATACAACAGCCGCCTCAACGCGGCTTTCAGCACCGCAAATCCCGGCAACGAATACCAGACCGCGTTCTACACCATGTACAACTCGGTCAAGGCTGACCCAGACGAAATCCTGATGGCAGCGCAAGACCGGAAGCAGTTGTCAGACGCCCTGAAGGTGAACACTGCCAACAACTACCGGTTGACCGTCAAGCAGGACGAACTCGGTGGCGTCATCCTCGGCGACATCGTGTCGGGTCTGCTCAACGAGTCCACTGGAAAGATTGTCAACCTGACCGTCCACCCGTGGATGCCTCAGGGCAACTCGGCGATCCTGTCGTACTCGCTGCCCATCCCTGACACGCAGGTGTCGGACGTGTGGTCGGTGTACAACGTTCAGGATTACCTCGGCGTGCAGTGGCCGGTCAACCAGTTCGCATACGAGGCTTCCTCGTACTGGTACGGCACGTTTGTCTGCTACGCCCCCGCATGGAACGGTTCTGTTAACGGCATTAAGGCCGCGTAACTAACCATCCCCAAGGATCGCCCCGGAGGGTGAGGCGCGGAACCCCCGTCCTCTCCGCGCCCCCTCCGGGGCACCCCGCACACAAAAGCGTGAGGTCAACGCGCCGGTAAGGGTCGGTATTACTCCGTTTGCCAGCAGACAGGCGCGTGGACGGGCCGACCACCTCAGCGCAGTTCACTAGGAGGACACGATGGCTCGACTGCTTTCACCGGATGATGCGTGCGTGGAGGCAAAGGTGGAAGGCGTTCGCACGGGCGCATCCATGCTGTACCGCCGCACACCGGACGGCACCATGCACGTCACAGACAAAAACCACATCAAGGCGTTGAAAGACCTTGGCTTCACCGACGCCTCGGCTCTTAGGAGTTCGGCGCGTACACGCACCGATTACGCCTGCCGACCATGTGGATTCCGCTCATACTTCCGCACCTGTTCCAGATGCGGCGCTGACCTCAAGGAGACCAACAATGACACCACGCAAGAAGGCTGAAACCGGCTGCTGCTCTGAGTGTTTCCCTGACGGATTTGGTATACCGGCTGACCTCGGTGGCGGCGAGTACTCGTTGCGCGTTTGCGAACACGGCGAATGGCACAACGGAACCGTCAAGGCTGAACCGTCCGACGACTGATTTAGGAGACTGAGATGGCGCAAACGTATACCGCCACCACGCCACTCGGTTCGACTCCGTACCTGACGCTGACCGAGTTCAAAAATGCTCCAACGTCAGTGGACGTGGACGACCTAATCGGTGGTGGAACCCAAGCAGTACAGGACGCCGAACTGACCAACGTGATCGCACGTGCCAGCAGCATGATGGACACCTACTGCAACCAAGTACTGACAGCAACGTTGGACACTGAAACGATGCGCGTCCGACCAAAGCGTGACGGCACTCTGGTGTTGCATCCACGCTATTGGCCGATCCGATCGGTCAGCGCCATCAGCACCGGCAAATCGCCGCAGTATTTGTACGCCGTGGACACCACGACGGTGTGGATCGAACCGATGGAAGTCATCATTCCGCAGGCACAATCGTGGCCCACAGGTTTCAACACGTCGTCCATGTACGGCATCGACGTGTTCGTCCAAATGTCATACGTCAACGGATGGGCAAACACCACAACCAGCGCAACCGTGCTGAGCAACGCGGCGAACCTGCCACTACGCAACGTGACCGGCATCATTCCGGGTGACACGCTCACCATTTACGACGGCATAAACACTGAGAACGTGACCGTGGCAACATCATGGACGCCAACGACTGGCGCTGCCAGTGTGCCGCTCGCAGCCAATACGACGTTCGCCCATGCAACGGTAGGCACCAGCGTCAGTGCCTTACCACCAGCGGTCAAGCAGGCTGCCATCTATTACGTCACCGCATTGTTGAAAGCACGCGGATCAGTTGCACTGGTCATGGATAGCGTTTCGCCCGGTCGCACCATTGAGGACACGATGGGCATTCATGCCGACATCACGATGGGACAGACGCTGCTTCAACCGTTCCGGCGTATTCGATGAGTCGCGCCACAGTTCGCGCGGCGTTGGTTTCGTACTTCACGCCGCCAGCAGTAACCGGACTCAACACGGTCTACAGTTCGTACCCGAAACGGATTCCGGCCACCGCATTCCGTTATGGGCAAGCCGCCGGTACTAAGACGGGAACCGTTGGGGTCATTCACATTGAGCGATCCAGTGAGGAACGCATTGCGCTTGGCGGTATCACTTCCGGCAAAAAGGAAATCACGTACACGGTCGGTTTGGACTTGTACTGCCACAGTCTGCAAGCCCATTCCGAAGATGCCATGGCGGACTTTGATGTCGTGGTGGAGAACGTGCTGAACAAGATTCGTGCCGACCGCCAGTTGGCAGCCACCAATGTCATCTTCCGAGCAGGCGAAACCTTGCTGGAATGCGACTTCGGGGAACCGAAAGTCATCCGAGACGGCGCAACCGAACAGTGGGGCGTCGTCCGTTTTGAAGTAGTCGAAATCATCAACGCCTGAAAGGGATGCCCATGCCGCAGTACCAGTTCACCGGTGACGAGGAACGCGAGTATCCGACACTCTCGCTCACCGTGCAGCCCGGAGACACGATCACGCTGCCCGAAACGCTGGAGGACGTTGCCGGTCTAGAACCGATAACTGACGCACCTGCCGCCAAGGGTAAGAAATCGACCAATGAGGACACCGCACCCACCGACGCGCCCGCGTCACCACCCGCAGGAGTAAACGATGCCTCAGCC